GTACTAATGTTAGTTGTTCATGGTCGAAGTCTACTGCTTGAGTCTGATTACCCACACTCATAAAGTTTTTTACAGTTAGGTCTTTAATCTTTATCATATTATGATTCTAGTCCATTATATATTTGCAACAACAAACTTTTATCAAAGTTAGTAGTGTCTAGTTCTGCTATTTCGTTGCTAACTATCTGATCCACACTTTCAAACACACTTATATCAAGGTTTGTAGTAATCTCTTCTAAGTGTTTCTGTGCAATCAGTGTGATCTCACGACAGTTGTACTGAGTGATGAATGTTTCTTTAATAAAACTTGCTTCTTCGTAACTAATAGGTAGATCAAGCGTTACTCGCAAGTACATTTTAGGTTTAATAAATGTATCTGCGTTATCAATTAAGTTACTAAGTGTTACAGTACGATACTTAGGACAGTTGGGCCAGTTAATGTACTCTGGTTCCTTGTTATTTTCTTTATCAAGTATCATCATGCCACGATCATCGTCACCAACATCAGCATAGTTGTGTGGAAACGCATTACCGATGTAATGAATAGCACCTTGCTTCTGTCGTTTATGGAAGTGACCGCTGAATACATAGTCTTGGTGTTTAAAGTGTTCAGGCTTTAAGTCGCCGTGGTCGGGCATTCTAACTAATGCGTTCATATAGAAACTAGGAAGTTCAAAGTGACCAAACAAGTACTTTGTTTTGATACTACTCATCTTCTTCCACTCGTCTCCAACAAGCCACGGTACAAGTGCAACATCATCTTCAATGAAAATTTCGTCTACAAAGGTAATACCTGGAATATGTTTTGCAAATGCAGTGGAGTTAACGTCACGCTTGTCTTTATAATACAAGTCATGGTTACCATCGAAGAAGTAAAACTTCTCAAACGCAGCACCAAGCTTTTCCATACTTCTAATTGTTGCATCCATAGTAGTAAGATTAAGCGAATTACGATTATGATGCCAGTCACCGCAGAAGATACCAGTTTCGCAACCAGCAGCTTGTGCTTGATCTATATACCAATCAATAAATTCTTCGCAATCTTCGTTATGTATACGACTGTTACCTTTCAGACCAAAATGAATGTCTGTAAATACCGCAGCTTTTTTAAACAAATTTAGTTCTCCGTGTGTACATGTACAAGTATATAGTAAAACGCAACACTTGTCAAGCTCTTATTTGGGTTTAAGCTCTGCAAACGCTGTTGCACCTGCTTGTTCGTTGCGCTTCACTGCTGCTTCCCATTCTCCTTGATTCTGTCTAGTATAACTTGGATTTAAGTCATTCATTTCTAAAATATCATCTCGAATGTTTTGATTGCGCTTCTCAATATTGATAACACGTACAAAACTGTTAGTTACAGCAGCAGTATAATATGCAAATGGATTGTCTGACTTAGATTCATCAAACTGCAATCCAATTTGTGCTAGTTGCAGTATTGCTTGACCTTTCATTTCGTCGTTATAAGTATAACCACGAACATTACCACGGGTTGCATACCGATCGACAAGCTTTAACCACATCATAGCAAGCGTATTAGTTGCTTTACCGTGTTGATGACTAAAGTGTCCATTATCCATACCACCAACCCAATGACTTTTACCAACTAATATAAGTTCGCCTTCGTCGTTGTACTTGTAATGATGGAACGGTGGAAAAGGAAGCTTAACTCTTGTATCAGCAACAGTCTTTGGGTTCTTTTTGCGACCTGGCTCTTCAGGAATATGATCAAATGACATAATGCGGAAGATCAATTCTTCTTTTGTAATTTCAGTATACAATGTTTCGCACTCTGCTTGCTTAACTTTTTCACCTAATCCTTTCCTGCGCTCGTATTCAGCTGAAGACATCTTCTTTGCTTTATTACGCTTCGCTTCTGTAACAGTTAGTCTGTTAACTTTGTCTAAAGTAGGCAAAATAATGTCGTACTGCCCGTATGCTGGATCAGTATAACTGTTAAATTGGTTCTTTGACTTATGTATTTCTTTAAGTATGTCTTTATTGTTTAGATAATTCTTGGGTTTCATATAACTCTCCAGTTGTTATAACTATTATAAACTACTTACTTAATTTTGTCAACTAAATAGTAGTATAGGAGACAAGATAAATTATGGCCTTTTCAATAAAATCAGCAGCGTCTAACTTTATGAGTAGTGTGTTGTCTGATGTAAAAAACACTGTTCAAGACGCTGCATTGGGTGCAATAACCCAGAAGCTAGGAGGACTTGGACCATTGGGAAAGATGGCTGCTGACTTTGTAAGTCAAACAGCAGGCTTTGGCTCAGCTAATAACAGAACAATATCAAGAGCTATTATCTCGTCTAACAATACGTCTTCAGAAGCAGGTGATTGGCGAGTTAGTATAAGTGTTCCTGAAGTATTTTTATCAGGTGGCAACATATTAGCTCCATTGCGCGAAAACTCTGGATCAAATGTATGGAACACCGGAAACAGGATGATATTTCCGTTTAACCCTACAGTATTATTAAGTCACAGTGCAAACTATTCACAAGTACATCCAACACATACAAATTATGCTTATAATGCGTATGAAAATAGCCAAGTAGATGCAATTACACTTACAGGTGACTTTTATCAAGAAAATGAAAACGATGCAAGGTATTGGATAGCATGTTTGCACTTTTTAAGATCTGCAACTAAGATGTTTTACGGAAATAGTGCTCCGTTAGGAAATCCTCCAATTGTTTGTAGGCTTAATGGTTATGGTAAACATGTATTAAACAACATTCCTGTTGTAATAACAAACTTTACAACAGACTTACCGGTTGATGTTGATTATATTGAGTGCAGTGTAGATGGTCATCAAAACTATGTACCTACACAAAGCTCAATTACAGTTACATTACAACCGCAGTACGCAAGAAGATCACAAGCAGGATTTAGTTTATCTGCATTTGCTAACGGAGGCCATATAAATGGCGATGAGGGATTTGTATAATGAAAAATAATTTAAGCCCGTATTCAAACACTCCGGTAACTAAGCAAGGATATTTAGATATATTAAAACCACGTCCGGTACCTATAAGCGGCGAGGATATCTTGTTTACAATAACTCCCGAATATACATACCGTCCTGATTTATTAGCACATATTACATATGGAAGAAAAGAACTATGGTGGGTATTTGCACAGCGTAACTTAGACGTATTAAAAGATCCTGTTTTTGACTTTATTGCAGGTACAAAAATATATTTGCCAGACCATACAGCACTTCGAAATACTTTGGGAATATAATATGGCAGCATATAACTTAAATGCAGCAGTTAAAAGTACAGTCAACACAGCAGTTAACACAGCAGTTAGTACAGTTAGTGCAAAAGTTGGCGCAACAATTAAGATACCTAGCCCAGGCGGATCATTAAGTACTAATAAACTTAGTGCAGCATTATTAGGTGGCGCAGTAGGTGCCGTTCTTGACGGTTCTAAAGGAGCAGCTATAGGTGCGTTGCTAGGCGGCTCTGGACTTCTTGGAGAACTCCAGAATAAACTTCAAGGCTTAATAGGTGATGCAGAAGAGTTAACTGGGTTAATTGACAATCCTTTAAAAATAGTCGAAAGAGGAGCAGCAGATCTTGTAGGATTAACTGGGGAGTTGAGTGAACTAACTTTATCTCAATACCGAGATCAACTAGATAATTCCCAATATGATAATTATGTTGACAATACTTGGACACCAGTATATAACGGTAATGATAGTGCTGCAAGTAGAATTCCAAATCCTTTAAGAAATCACAACGGCGTCAACTACAAACTTTCATTAGGCGTACTAAGCGCAAACGAATATAATGATCCTGAAGTAATTAGATCAGCAGGCGGCTTCAAAAATTATATAATACAAAGCGGTGGCGGCAACTTGGAGAAACGATACCAAGTTGCTGATGAAGTTGCAGGCGATGGAGGACATGCAGAATATTACATAGACAATTTAAACATAGAAGGAGTAATTGCTCCTAATCCAAACACTAGAGTAACACTAGGAACTAATTTAACATTTGATGTAACCGAGCCGTATAGTATGGGTAATTTTATTCAAGCTGTTATTGGTGCCGCCGCTGAAGCAGGCGAAAGTAATTACGTACAAGCACCGTTTTGTTTACGAATAGATTTTGTTGGTTGGAATTTAGATGGCAACACAGATGCTAATTTTGTTACAGAGCCTATCTTTGTGCCTATTCAACTTGTTAATATGGAATTTAATGTATCTGGCTCAGGTAGTACCTATGCAGTTACAGCAGTGCCAATGTCTGAAACAGGATTATCCGATAATATTAATAAAATTAAAACAGCAATTACTGCACATGGATCGCTGTTACACGAAATTCTTGAAACAAATGATAGTTCAGTTACAGCAGGAATAAACGGCCAAATACAAAATTTAGAAGAAGCTGGAGCACTTGCTCCTTATGATAGGTATGTTATAGCATTTCCAAAAGATGAACAATCAATACGAAATGCAATTAATAAAAAAGCAGTTGTTGAAGAAGCGTTTACTACTTCAGCAGAAAAACAAGCTGCTGAAAGAGGACAACATGCAAATCCTGAGCTAAACGAATCTAATGCTACACAAGAAAGTTTAGATAATATAGTAATTAAACAATCAACAGATATTTTCAATATAGTTAAATCTTTTTCCGAAAATACAAACTTAATGAACGAGATTGGGTTAAGCCCAGTAACAGTTAATACAAATGCACCAGGCAACACCCCGGCAATAGATGCTCAAGCAGTTACAGATGACGAGACTGGACTAGTTGACACTGCTGCTCAAGCAGCTCAACCTTCAGGATCAGTACGAGAACATCAATTTAAGGCTAACGAACAAATTACTACTATTATTGAAAAGCTAGTTTTACAAACTGACTATGCAATGCGCAAATCAACAGAAGAAGCAAAAAACGGAATGTCAAAATGGTTTAGAATTGACACACAAGTTTATCTTGAAGAAAGTAAGTTAACAGAAGCTACTATGGGACGTAAGCCTAAAGTTTATGTGTTTAGTGTTGTTCCGTACGAAGTTGACGAAGCTGTAACAGCAGCAAGCTCTGCTAAAGCGTCTAATGCAGCTGGATTAAGAAAGGCTGCTGCTAAAGAATACAACTATATCTATACAGGAAAAAACGAAGACGTTTTAAATTTTGATATAAACTTTAATAATGCATTTATGCAAACTGCATTTTCAGATTTGGGTATGAACTCAGGTACACGCGCAGATGTTAACGCTGGTACAACAGCAACAGCTCAAACTGATGTTGATGGCGGCGCCACTATTGCAGATCCAAAAAATACTGGAACTAATGATGATGTAGGAGGAGGCACACAACTTGATAACAACACTAACGTATCTTCAGGATCACATAGTTTAGATATTCGTACTAAAATTGCAGAAAACTTTCATGAAAGAATTACAAATTTAACAGCTGATATGATTACTGCTGAAATGACTATTATGGGCGATCCATTCTTTATTCCACAACAGACTAGCAATTATACATCTATGTCTAAAGATAAACCTAGTGTAGGATCCGACGGCACAATGATATACACTAGAGGTCAAGTTTTTTGTGTAATTAATTTTAAAACACCGTTTGACTATCAAGTCAAAGGAGCAACTATGGAGATGCCGCAAACAGTGCAAAACTTTAGTGGATTGTACAATATTTGGGCGGTAGTTAATAGCTTCTCTAAAGGACAATTTACACAAACTCTTAAACTTATTAGACGTGTTGGCCAAGATGATGCTGCATCAGAAGGATCTAAATCTGTAGTAGAAGTTAATAATGATGCTGCAATTAGAGAGGGAACAGTAGTGAGTGACGGAACTGTTGGAGGACAAAATCAAGGCATAGATTGTATACCGGCGGCAGCAAATGACGATATTACAAAGTTATTACCAGCAATACCAGATGATGTTGTAACAGCTAATACATCAGGATATAAAGAACTAGAAGCAGCAATAATGGCTCCTCCGGTGCCTGTTATAAAAAGCGAAATTGAAGGCGTTGATTTTGGTTTAGTAAAAGCTTTAGATTTAAGTAAAATTATTCCAACAGCGTTAGGTGACGCAGCCTTTAGCGCAATATCTAATAAAATGGGAGGCGTAGGAGGCCTTGTAGTTGGTGATGCAATAGGTAGTGCAATCTCCGGATTTGACTTATCCAAGCAAGCCAAAGCTGCCACTGATAAAGCTAATAGTGCTGTAAATAGTATAGCATCATCAAGCATAGCTTCGGTTTCAGGAGCAGCAACTGACAAAGCTAAAAGCTTACTTAAAGGATTTGGGTAATGATAGACGAAGACGAACTAACTGGCGAAACTGAAGAAGAATCAAATGCAGTTCCTTCAAATCCTGACGCAGGCTGGAGAACCGCAGACGGGTTTATAGCCTATGATAACTATCGACATGCGTATGATTATGAAGATGGCAAACCGCGAGTCATTATAATAATAGACAATCAAGACTCTGCCGTACCATATCCAAATAATAAACATTATTACGTTGTTGTACCAGACTGGGAATTTTACCGACTAGCGCCATTATCAATTGAGCTTTTTGAACTAAAGCGAACAGGTGATGGAAGTTATGAAAAATATCTTGAAGTATTAAAGAGCGGCCCAGGATGGCCACTACCAAACTCGGTATTACTTGATGACACCTGGTATGGCGTTCCTTTGTACGTACCTGATCCAGCAGTAAACCATGCAAGGCCGGTTACAGAAGTAACAAGCACTACTAGTGCTGTTACAGGAAATAGTGTAGAAACTACAGTAGTAACTGATCCTAAAGCAGTAGGTCCTGTAACTAGTAGCGAAGTAAAAGTAGGTATAGCTGACCAAGTTAACAATCTTAAAGTTGGCGACACAGCTACTCCAGAACAGGTAAGATTTATGGCACAAGGGGCTGAACCTGATACTAAGGCTGAACTCAAGCTTGAACCGTGTATACCAAATATTCCGCCTGCAAACGAAGTTGCTAAAGGAGCAGGCTCATTGCCTAATATTAAAGGCCCAGATGACGTAATAGCAGAAGCAAGAAAACGAGCAGCAGAGCGCGGAAATGTAAATCCAAACGTATCTGACGGAACAGCAAACCCGGCAGCAGTAGTAACAACTAAGCCTGAACTTATAACTCAAGATACAACAGTTGACCCAGTAAACGGTAACCCTTCTCTAGAAGCCCCAATAACCGAAGGCGTGTATGTATATAAACCAATGCGTACTGGATTTGATAGGTATGATTTTAACAGTGGTAAGAAGTTATTCACATCACCATAATATAGGACTACGATAAACATGGCATCAGGAAATTATACAAGAACAGCAGCAGGTATGACTACTGGATTTAAAGATTCAGGACCATACGAAGCAATTGTAGTTAATAACCTCGACTCTCGTTATATGGGCGGTCTTACTGTTGAATTATTAAAATACACTAGCGCAGGCGGAACACCAGAGAAGTCTGGACAGTTATTAAATGTTAGATATTTAAGTCCATTTTACGGTGTAACACCAAACGCAGCGTTAACAGCAAACGATGGTTATGAGCATACACAAAAGTCGTATGGTATGTGGATGGTTCCTCCAGACATAGGTACTAAGGTACTTGTAATGTTTGCAGAAGGAAATGCAAACTTTGGTTATTGGATTGGATGCATTCCTGCAGACTATATGAACTTTATGGTACCTGACGGCAAAGCAGCTACACAAAATACAACAGGTATTACACCTCCTGGGTTAAAGGGTAGAAAACTTCCAGTAGGTGAATATAATAAAGCAATTGAAACTGGTGCAAAAGTTGATCCAACGCTTTTTGAAAAACCGTATAACAAAGACTTTACAGAATCTTTAGAAGTTCAAGGGTTACTAAATGACGAAAATCGCGGAACAACTACTACTAGTGCTAGGCGAGAAATACCTAGTATGGTATTTGGTATTAGTACCCCAGGTCCTAAAGATCGAAGAGACGGAGCACCTAAATCAGAAATAGGTACTGCTGGACAAAAAGTAGCAGTACCATCAAGTAGACTCGGCGGTACGTCATTTGTAATGGATGATGGCGATGAGAGATTTGTTCGTGCAACACACGCAGAAGATGGCCCGCCGATATATAAAAACAAAGGAAATAAAGAAGAAGGTGGCGACAGAACCATCCCACAAAATGAGTTATTCCGCATACGTACTAGAACTGGTCATCAAATATTGATGAATAACAGCGAAGACTTAATTTATATAGGCAACGCCCGCGGTACAACTTGGATAGAAATGTCTAGCGATGGTAAAATTGATATTCATGCACAAGATAGTGTTAGTATCATGACTGAAAATGATTTAAATATTACTGCTGAACGTGACATTAATATGGAAGCTGGCAGAAATGTTAATATTAAAGCTGCTGGTAGAGCAGAAGGGCAAAATACTGGCAGAGTACAAATTGAATCTGTTAACGATTTTAATTTACATGTTGGCGCAAATAGTAAAATTACTGTAGGAAAAGATCAGCATACAAAAGTAAAAGGATCGCATCATATAGATACTAATAAATTTTTGCATATTAAAACAGGTCAAGATAATAGATTAACAGCAAGCGGATCAACATATATTAATAGTGTTAAAGAGCATAGAGAAACAGCAACATATGTGCATATGAATGGACCAATAGCACCACTAGCAAATCCTTCACTAGAAGTACAGTCACTCGACACAATTACTCTACCAAGAGTTGAGCCAGGTAGTGTAATATCGGGATACCAGTCTATATTAGCAAGAGCACCGCAGCACGAACCATGGCCGCATCATGAAAACTTAGATCCTCTATCTTTTAAGAAAGTACAAACAGACAGAGAAACTCCAGGAGCACTTCCGTCGGCTGATAGAGTAGTTACTCCAGATACATTTGATAAAAACTTACAAGGGCGCACATCAAGTGCATATGTTAGCGGCAGTGGCGGAAACATTACTACAGGACATAGTTCTGGCGGACCAGGACATGGACAAACACCAGTACCGCAAGACCAATACACTAGTGATTTTGACTTTGATCCCGAATTAGGATCATTAAGTGCAAGATATGAATCAAGAGGAAATCCAGCAACTATTGGCTGGGATAGTACAGGCGGATTTAGTTACGGAACATATCAGCTTGCAGCAAACGTAGGTGTTATGAATGAATTCCATTCTTGGCTACGAAAAACACATCCTGATTTAGAAGCACAATTAGCCGCAGCAGGAGGTGCAGCAGCAGCTAGAGCAGGCACTAAAGCATACAAAGCAGCATGGGCACAAGTTATGGCAACAGAACAAGCAGCAGAAGTGCAGCACGAGTATGCTGTACTAGCGTATTTTGCTCCAGGTTCTAAAAATATTAAAAGAAAAACTAATCTTGATTGTAATTTACGTTCTACAACTTTACAAAATGTTGTATGGTCTTGCGCTATACAACACGGCGTAGGCGGAGCAGCAACAGTATTCCGAAATGCTCTTAAAACGCTTGGATATCCAGGCAATGAAACTTCTGTTACTGAGCCAAGTGAAGCTGCTTTAATTAGAGCAGTTTATAACGAGCGTCGAAATGTTAACAAGCATTTTAAGAGAAGTACTGCCGGAGTTAAAGCAAGTGTTGTTAAACGCTTCCATAACGAAGAAGCTGATGCATTAAAGAGTTTAGAAGGAGAAATTCTAAAAGCAACCGCGAATATAAAGCAGCAAGAGCCAACTGACAACAGTGCAGCGCAAACTCCAGCAGGCTCTTTGAGAGTATAATTAGGGTAAATACAGTATGAGCCAATTAGAAAAAAATCTATACAAAAGAGTTACAATATCTAACTCCAAACAGACTGCAACGTCCGGTAGAACATACAGAGGATTCTCTACAGTTGCAAATACTAAAAGTTTTAGCATATATGACTTTGAACTTATTAAGCAAGATTTGATAAATCACTTTCATATACGCCAAACTGAAAAGTTAAGCGATCCTACATTCGGTACTATTATATGGGATATATTATACGAACCGTTTACAGTTGAAGTTCAAGAAGCAATTATAGATGATGTTACCCGTATTGTTAATTATGATCCTAGAATACAAGCAAGTTCTATTGAAATTGATACTTATGAGCAAGGAATACAGATTGATTGCGCTATAACGTTTTTGCCCTTTGGTGTAACTGACCAACTACGCTTTAAATTTGACAAAGACAACGGTCTACTACAAGCTTAAAAATTAAATACACACATTATCATTTCAGGTAAATACATTAGTAAACAAGGAAAATGATATGTCTGCAAATGATCGACAGTCGAGGCTTTTAGTAGCTGAGGACTGGAAAAGAATATACCAAAGTTTTAGAAACGCTGATTTCCAAAGCTACGATTTTGATAATCTAAGACGCACAATGATTAACTACTTGCGTCAAAACTATCCAGAAGATTTTAACGATTACATTGAGTCAAGTGAATATCTTGCGCTAATTGATATGATTGCTTTCCTTGGGCAAAATCTATCATTCCGTATTGATTTAAACGCTCGTGAAAACTTCCTTGAAACAGCAGAGCGCAGAGAAAGTGTATTACGTCTAGCACGTATGCTATCTTACAATCCTCGCAGAAATCAAGCAGCTAACGGCTTGCTTAAATTTGACACAATTAAAACAACAGAAAATTTATTAGACAGTAATGGCTTAAATATGTCAGGAATTACTGTTAAATGGAATGACCAAACTAACACAAACTATTTTGAACAGTTTGTTAAAATTATGAATTCAGCATTACCAATAGCTAATTCAATCGGCAGCCCATTAAAGTCTGCACTAATTGCAGATGTACAAACACAAAAGTATCGTATAAATGCTACAAATACTGGCACAGCAATATATCCTTTTAATAAGCGTATTGAAGGTGTAAGCACAGGATTTGAAATTGTAAGTACTGATATGTCAACAGACGAAATATTTGAAGAAGCACCACTTCCGGGTAATAGTCCTGCATTTTTATTCCGTGATGACGGTCAAGGTGCAGGCAGTTCTAACACAGGATTCTTTATGCACTTCCGTCAAGGTAAACTTGAAACAGGAAACTTTAGTGTAACTAATCCAACACCAAATCAAGCAATACAAATTGATTCTGAAAATATTAACGATAGTGATATTTGGGTGTTCTCAGTAAACAGCAGCGGCTTTGAAAGTAACCAGTGGACAAAGATTGATTCCACTGAAGGTAACAATGTTATCTACAATAGTTTGTTTAATAAAACTAGAGATGTATTTGCAGTAACTACACGTATCGGTGATAGAATTAACTTAGTGTTTAGTGACGGAGTATTTGGTAATTTACCAGCAGGCGACTTTAGGGCATATTATAGATCTAGTAGTAACGTAAGAAGTGTAATAACACCTAGTGCAATTAATACAGTAAGTATTGATATACCGTATCAGTCAAGAAACGGCACAGCACAAACACTTACTATTGGACTTAAATTAAACTATACTGTGTCTAACGGCACAGCATCAGAAACTAATGCAGAAATTAAGCAAAATGCACCTGCAACTTATTACACGCAAAATAGATTAATTACAGGTGAAGATTATAATATTGGACCGTTAGCAATTAGTCAAGATATTATTAAAACTAAAAGTTCAAATAGAATTTCAAGTGGTATAAGTCGATTCTTTGACTTAAAAGATGCCAGCGGCAAGTATTCAAATACAAGTTTGTTTGCAGATGACGGCATACTTTATAAAGAAGAATTTGTTGAAAAGCAATCATTTACGTTTGCTACACAAACAGACATTGAAGGTGTTATATATAATACTATTGAAAAAGTTTTAAAAAACATCAACACTCAGAACTTTTACCTTTCAAAATATCCAAAAATTATTGTTAGTGATCTTAATGCTTCTTGGAACCAATCTAGTACTAGCACAAACCAAACATTAGGGCTGATAGAGGACATTGATTCAAATCCTTATACAGTAGGTACATTTACTGCAAACAGTTTACGTTTACTAGAAGCAGGAACAATGCTAAAGTTTGTTTCACCAGCAGGTAAGCACTTTATGCCAGACGGCACTTTAATGACCGATGGTGCAAGTGATCATTTAGGTAAAACAACTTATAAATGGTCCAAAGTAATATCTATTACTGGCGACGGCACTGATATTTCCGTAGACGGACTAGCACCTATTGCACTAAGCGATTATATTCCAACTGGAGCATTATTAGAACAAGTTATCCCTAACTATTCTAGGGTATTAATTAATGACATAAAAACACAATTAATTGATCAAGCATTTGAGTACAAAGATTTTGCATTACGTTATGACCAATATGATAGGCAATGGAAACTTGTACTAGCAGAAGACATTAATACAATCGGCGCGTTTGCTACAGGTAAGGCTGGAGATATAACAGCAGAAAATCTTGATGCAAGCTGGATGTTATACTTCAAAACAGATGGCGAAAAATACACAATTACATACCGAAATTTAAGATATGTAATGGAAAGTTCAGAAGAAATTAGATTCTTCTTTGATAGTGCTGACAAAATATACGATCCATCAACTGGACAAATTGTTAGAGACAAAATTGATGTATTAAATATTAATCGTAAGCCTGGCGCATTAACTCCATTTACAAGAGACTTTAATTGGACTATTACAGATGCATATAGAGATACAGAAGGATATTTAGATAGCCGTAAAATACAAATTCAGTTTATTGATTTAGACGATGACGGTGTTGTTGACGATCCTGATATTTTTGAGCAAATAGTAGGTGAAGAAGATACAACTATTCTTACAAAAGACAAACTTATATTCCAAAAGAAATACACAACAACTGACGGCGTAGAAGACTACAAATATTTTGCAAATACAACTGCTGAAATAATTGTAGTACAAAATGAAGTAGTTATTGCTCCATATAGTACACGTCTTGAAGGACAAATATTTTACTTAATTGACGAGGGTATATTTAGAAAGCTGAATAAGGTATTAAACAATACAACAATTAATGCAGATTATAAAGCATACTTTGGTAGAGCAGATTTAAAATTCCATTATGTACACGTTGCAGACAGTGGCTATAGAATAGATCCAAGTGCAAGTAATATTATTGATACATATGTTTTATCAAAGTCGTACGATTCCCAAGTAAAACAATTTATTAGCGGAGCACTTTTAACACAGCCTAAGCCACCAAGTAATGATGAATTGTTTAGAAGCTACGGTACTGAAATTAATAAAATAAAAAGTATTAGTGATGAAATAATTTATCATCCTGTAAAGTATAAAATACTATTTGGTGACAAAGCAACACCTGATTTACAAGTTAAATTTAAAATTGTAAAAAATGCAAACATAGTTACTAATGATAATGAACTTAAATCAGACATTATTGAAGCAATTAATAAATTCTTTGATATTGAAAACTGGGACTTTGGAGAAACTTTTTACTTCCAAGAACTAAGTGCCTATATCATAAACCAGCTGTCTCCAAAACTGGTAAGTATACTAATAGTACCGCGCCAAACAACACAATCGTTTGGTAGCCTATTTGAAATAAAGAGTGAGCCAGATGAAATATTTGCAAGTGCAGCTAAAGTGACTGATATTGAAACAATAGATCAGATCACTGCAACAAATTTACAAGCCAGTGGTACAGTACTTAACACAGTGGCAACAGCCTCAACAGCAGGAATTACAAGCAGTGCATCAACTACAACAGCAACTACAACTACAACAGGCGGCGGTTTGTCCAACGCTGGATCATCAAGCGGAAACGCAGGCAACTCAGGCGGAGGCTATAGTTACTAATGGCTAAGAACGATCAAAACGAAAGCGCACTACCTGTTCCAGGACAGAATAATAAAATTACTTCAAGTGATTTTTTGCCCAAGTTCTTTAGAACACAAGCAAATAAAAAGTTCTTACAAGGAACACTTGACCAACTTATACAACCTGGCGTCGCTGAAAAAGTAAATGGTTATTACGGCAGAAAAACAGCCAAAGCATACAAAACTACAGACAACTATGTTAACGATGTAACTAATGATAGATCTAACTATCAGCTAGAGCCAGCGACAGTTATTAAAGACCAATATGATAATGTAACCTTTTATAAAGACTATAATGATTATATAGGACAGTTAAATGTATTTGGAGCAAACACAGATAACCATAGTCGATTAAACAATCAAGAAACATATGCT